AAGGCGATAGCACCATGGCGGAATCCTGTGGCAGATGCTCTGAGCTATTCTATGAAGACGAATGGCGGACTCTCTCTGAGGTCCATCGCTAGTGCAGAGGGCAGGATGGAGACGCGATGGATCGCGCCACCAGACTTGATTGCCAGACTAGGTCGCATTGTTGGCCCGATCACATTCAACAGCAACATCAGCGATTGGGTGGAGCACAAGGACAAAGACCTCTTCGGATACTCAAGAGGCAGGACATTTGGATTGATATCGACAATTCCGATGCCCACACTGATGAAGATTCTGAATTGGCCAGAGGAGCATCCTGATTTCAATTATGCCCCAGGACAGTCCATTCGCTTCCGGATTGAGAACTGTGATGCCTATTGCTCTTTGTATGTCCCTGACCCTCAATTCGCCTTCTCTCGAATCTCGATAACGGGCGACGAGTTGATCGCAGAGTGCCACGGACCATCGCTTGAAGAGGGCCAAGTTGAAGAGACCTCAAGAGACGCGATGGCAATTATGGGCGTCAATCATTCTGCCATTGCTTCCGCCCCAGAGGTTCGGAATCAGCGATATTCGAAGATCAAGCCAATCGACGAGGACACAAGAAGGAGATTCATAACATGGGCCTCTGATGTCCATGGCATTTACAGTCTTGGGCGTTTCGCAACATGGCGTCCGAGGCTTCTTCTCGACGATGTTGTCAATGATGTAAGAGTGATCGGGCGAATGATCGCAAGCGGCACTTCTTACGAGCAAAGGAAATAACCAAATGGACGATCGCATGAAAGTTAATCTGTTCGATTACACCGGAGCAGGGACGGACGACCCAGCACATTATGCTGCTTGTATGCTCATCTTCACCAAGTCAACTCGGCTCAATCTGACTCCAGACCTTCTCAACCAGATCATGAACGATTGGCCAGAAGAGAAGATTCTAGAAGAGCTCAACTATATGGCCAACACCATCCCTTCGTCTTGGGAGTTCTGCCACTACTCGTTCTTGATCACTGGGGTGACGCGCGCATTCACCCATCAGCTGGTCCGTACGCGCACTGCGAGCTTTGCCCAGCAGACAATGAGGACTGTTGATGTGCAGGGCTGGGACTACTCCACAGGGCCAACAGTTGAGGACGATGAAGACCGCCTTGAGTCCTATGGTGATACCATGGCCGCGATAGAGCGAGGCTATAAGGAGCTCATCGATCTTGGGGCGAAGCCAGAAGATGCTCGCGGCGTCCTTCCGACGAACATTCAGACCAACATCTGCATGTCAATGAACCTGCGAGGGTTGGCAGATCTATTCCGGAAGCGCGCAACTTCTAGAGTCCAAGGTGAGTATCGTGATGTGATCGAGCTGATCAAAGAGGCCATGGTTGCTGTACACCCATGGACCACGATCTTCTTCGACCGGACAGCTGACCGAGCTGCCAAGGAGCTTGATGAGGAAATCCAAAAGATGCCAATCCCTCAAGTTGATCGCATCCGAGTGACGAAGCTTCTTGATCAGATAAGGAACGCATGATGGAGCCGTCCGTCATTATTGTCGATCTTGACGGAACTCTCTGCAATATTGATCACCGGGTTGGGTTCGCTCAATCCGGTGATTGGGAGAGTTTCCACTCGCTGGTCTCTAGAGATTCTGTATATCCAGATGTGTCAAATTTCATCGGGATGATAAGCGATCGAACAAAGCTCTCTGTCGCATTCGGTTGGGCTCCAGAAATATGGGCGATATCCGGACGCGAAGAGAAGTTCCTTCCTGAGACAGAGCGCTGGCTCGAGATCAATGATGTAATCTTCGACAGGATCATCCTACGACCGTCTGGCGACAGGACGCCTGATCACCAATTGAAGGTGAGGGTCTTGATTGAAGAGTTCGGATCAATCGAGTCGGCCCGAAGTCGTGTCCTCTTCATCCTGGAGGATCGTGACAAAGTGATCGAAGCATACAGGAATGCCGGACTTCCATGCTGGCAAGTTCGACCGGGAACCTACTGAGAGAGAGACCATGAATCAGAAAGACAATTTCACCGAATCGAAAACTATGGACGATCCGTTTGCCGATCGAGCTCCCGCAATTTTGGAGGAAGGGGCTGCGACCTTTCGAGAAAGGAACAAAGCCTATGGGGAGAGCTACAAGAATGCCGGTCAGGTCTACAAGGCACTGTTCCCTGATGATATCATCCTCGACACAGAAGATGATCATACTAGGTTCCAACTTCTATCCATGACCATCAACAAGTTGGTAAGATATTCCAACAATTTCAGAACAGGAGGCCACGATGACAGTGCACTGGATGCTTCTGTCTATTGGGCAATGCTATTGGAGATTGATCGTGACATCGCCAATAGAGCAGATAATGGCCCAGCAGCATGAAGAGGGTGTGTGTTTTTGACACGGAGACGACAGGTCTTGTGGCCAACTCGCTTATCCGTGATGACCAGCTCCCAAACATCACAGAGTTCTATGGAGCCATCATCAATGAAGCTGGAGAGACAGTTGAAGTGTTGGAGAGCCTTATCAATCCTGGTCGGCCAATCAGCGATGAGATCGTAAGGATCACCGGAATCACTGATGAGTTGGTTAAGGATGCCCCGCGCTTCCCTGAATTCTCACCACAGCTTGCAGAATTCATCGAGAGTGCGGATGCAGTCGTCGCTCACAATCTGTCCTACGATATGTTCGTGGTGGAAAGTGAAATGTCTCGAGCAGGTATGGGAATCAAATGGCCAGTGGTGCGGATCTGTACTGTCGAGGCGACCGAGTGGATGAAAGGGTTCCGACTATCCCTTACCATGCTTCACGAGGATCTGTTCGGAGAGGCCTTTGCATCTGCCCATCGAGCGCGGACTGATGTTGAGGCTCTTGTGCGCGTGTTTAATGAGCTTCGAGAAAGAGGAGACGTATAATGGACAGTCCACGATTGAGAAATGGATATTCATTCCGCGCCGCTGCCGGAAGTATCTCCGATGTCATGGATCGACTGAAGGAGGTCGGCGCGACCTATGCCCCAATCACCGACCGAGCCAGCACCTTCGGTTGGGTTCGATGGTCAAAGGCAGCAAAGCTCGCAGGCCTTATTCCTGTGTTTGGTGTCGAGCTTGGAGTGACTGACTCAGTCTCTGCGAAGAAGCCCAATGTTGATCATTGGACTTTTATCGCTCAAGAAGATCTAGGCCCAATCAATCGGCTGGTATCGACTGCCACCAGACAGTTCAGATATCAACCTCTTCTCACCTATGAACAAGCACAGAGTGCACAGGGCGTCTTCAAAATTGCTGGCCACAAAACACTTTTCGATAATATTGAGCCGGGAACTCTATTCGGGCTTGGACCCTCTACATCAAGAGGTTATTACAGAACCGCACTTGAGCGTGGCATGATCCCTGTCGCTGCAGGAGACAATCGTTTCGTGCGAGAAAGCGATCGCGGATTTTATGAGGTCGCCATTGGGCGCTCCGCAGAGACACAATCCTATCCACAACACATTCTAACACGCGAAGAGTGGGCGCGTAGCATCGATAGGCTTGATATTGGCACAACCCTACAGGAAGAAGCATTGGACCGCTCCTATGGGCTCCTAGCGCAATCGACAGCATCTCTCCAGCGCGCAGAGTTGGTTCACCCAGATCGTCCTGATACGCTAAAGGCGATGTGCGAGCTTGGTGCGCGCAGAATAGGATGCCCTTTGGAAAACCCGATCTATCGGGCGCGGATGGAGCGCGAGCTGAGTCTGATCGTCAAGAAGGACTATGAGGACTATTTCTATCTTGTCGCAGATATCTGCCAGTGGGCTCGGTCTCGCATGATCGTGGGCCCAGCGCGGGGAAGCTCTTGCGGCTCTCTCGTGTGTTATCTTCTTGGGATCACCACAGTTGATCCTATTCCTCATGGGTTGATCTTTGAGCGATTTATTGACATCAATCGGGATGATCTCCCGGACATCGACATAGACTTCTCTGACCAGCAACGACATCAGGTGTTCGCTTACATCAATGACAAGTATGGCGCTGAGAATGTTGCCCGTCTGGGAACTGTCTCTCTCTTCAAGGCACGATCGGCACTCAAAGAGGCTTCTGCAGCACTGCGCATTCCGCCTTGGAAGGTTGACGCGGTTGCGTCCAGCCTAATCGAGCGCAGTGGGGGAGACGCGCGAGCTCTTGACACGCTGGAAGATACGCTGAATTCCCTTCCTGCGGGAAAAGAGTTGCTCGAGAAATTTCCAGAGATAATGGTTGCATCTCGGATGGAAGGCCATCCTCGCCACCATTCCCAGCACGCAGCGGGCATCGTCATCGCAGCGCGTCCGATCAGCGATATTGTCGCAGTTGATGAGCGCACTGGTGCGACCATGTGCGATAAGATCGACGCGGAAGACTTGAACCTTCTCAAGATCGACGCTCTTGGACTTACACAGCTTTCTGTGTTTGAAGACGTTCTGGACTTTGCAGGGTTGCCCTATGACACGTTGGAGAAAATACCTCTGGATGATCCGGCAGCATTCGCTATTTTGAATGACCGATCCTTCGCAGGAATCTTCCAGTGGAACGGGGCAGCAGTTCAAAGTGTGACCACTTCAGTTAAGATGGAGAGCTTTGACGATATTGTGGCGATTACAGCATTGGCCCGTCCTGGACCTTCTGCCTCTGGGGGCACCAACGAGTGGGTAAAGCGCAAGAATGGCAAGGTGCCAATAGCATACATCCACCCAGTCTTTGAGCCTTATCTCTCAGAGACACTGGGGATTGTGATCTATCAGGAGCAGGTGATGGAGATTGCCCGGAACATTGGCGGTCTCAGCTGGGGCGATGTGACTGCACTGCGCAAGGCCATGAGCAAATCTCTAGGGGTCGAGTTCTTCAACCAGTATGGAGACCGATGGAAAACTGCAGCAATCTCTAAAGGGGTCAGGACGGAAGATGCGACCAAGGTCTGGGATGATCTTTGCGCGTATGGATCGTGGAGTTTTAACAAGAGTCATGCTACAGCTTATGGGATGATTTCATATTGGTGCTGCTGGCTAAAGGCTCATCACCCATTTGAGTTTGCAGCAGCCACACTATCTCATGAGACTGACCCTGAACGTCAGATGTCGCTGCTGCGGGAGATGGTCAGAGAGGGTTATGATTATGTTCCTGTAGAGGCTGACACTTCGACGCTAAAGTGGGGGATCACAGTTCGAGGAGCTAACAAGGCCAAGACCCTTGTAGGTCCATTGTCCATGGTGAAAGGAATAGGCCCGAAGCTCTCTCAGCAGATACTCCATGCACGCTCTCTTGGAGAGCCTATGCCAAGAAAGGCATTAAAATTGTTGAGCAATCCAAAGACGGACATCGACAGTTTATGGCCTATCCGAGATGCTTTCAAGAAGCACCTCCCAGATCCAAGTTCTAGGAACATACACACACCTCCAGTCGCAATCGAAGACATACGCGAAGGGACAACATGGGAGGAGGTGTTGGTCTTTTGTGTAATCTCAAACATCAATCCGCGCGATGAGAATGAATCAATCAATGTTGCCAAACGAGGTGGTGTCGTCATAACTGATGGCAAGACATCCAGCCTGAATCTCCGACTCACTGATGACACAGACACCATCTTCGCCAAGATTGGGAGATTCGACTATGATCGGCTGGGGAAAGAAATTCTTGAGCGCGGAAGAGTCCGAAAATGCCTCTATGCGATCAAGGGCAAAGTCCCTCCAGGATCTTTCAGGATGATAAGCGTCAA